CTACCGCCACAAATGAACGAATAGACAAGAGCAGCGATTTAATTGAGGCAATAGGAGCAGTAGACGAAGCAAACTCTGCTATAGGTATGGCAACTGATTTTCATAATGACATTATAGATAGAATCCAAAGTGATCTATTTGATCTAGGTGCAGAACTATCTGGTGCTCCAACAATAACAATATCAGAAGAAAGAATTACTCATTTAGAAAATATTATTGACGACTATAACCAATATCTAGAGCCGCTTCATTCTTTTGTTTTGCCTACAGGTGCTTTGCATAATGCAAGAACTGTTGTTAGAAGAGCAGAGCGTCAGGTTTGGAAAATAGAGGGTATAAATGCAAATATTGCAAAGTATTTAAACAGGCTTTCAGATTTATTGTTCGTAATGGCAAGATATCACAACAAAGGCAATGAAAAGTTGTGGGTTCCTAAAAATTAACTTCACCCTGCTATAATAAGGGGATAGGAGAACAATGGCTAACCCGTCAAATTTATATGCAGAAAAAATTTATTCTGAACACCCACTGGTGTTGTGGGCATTAGACGATCAGGCTGATTACGTATCTTTAATTTCTGAAGCAGAAAGAGACATTGCTGCAGAGTGGGACATTTCTGGATGCACGGCAATAGAAAACACTCTTGGAAATGAGCCATTCCCAGAAAGTATTTCTAATAGACTTGCAGGATCCGTTCCAGTTGGAGCAACAAATGATTTAATATGTATTAGCCCCAACCTTATAAATTTTAACAACTTAAACTCAACTCTTTCAACATTTTCTGTTGGAGCATATTTTTATTCTGAAAGCCCGTACTTAGAGTCAATTTCTATTGGATATGAATATACAGACACAACAACTTCCAATATAGTTCAAGAGTTCAAAGTTTTTCCTACTACTATTTTTGAAAATTGGGCATTTGTTTCAGGTACTTTTGAAATACCAAATGAAAATACAGACTTAAGGGCAGTAATTAAAATAACAACTCTTACGGGTGGTGCCTCTTCATTAGATTATAGGTTTCATGTTAATGGAATTACAGTTGGTCAATGGGCAGAAGAATTTAATGCTACATCTCTTGGAGTTACCCCAGAAACATTTCCAACAGATATTGCCCTAACAACATCAAGTCAAGTTATTCCAGCAGCAGCATATGGAATATCTTCTGATGAAGCATATTATTTAGTTAATGATAATGCTCTTGTTGCTAAAAATTCAAGTGTTCCTTTAGTATTTGGTGCATCTGGAGTTACAGTTCTTTCTCCAAATACCATTGATGAACCTTCCCTAATCGTTCCAGGAAAGGGATTTTTAAATGAACTTGGTAGATACAAAGAACAAACAATAGAATTTTGGGCAAGAATAAACTCTAATACTAAAACTCCTAAAAGAATATTTGGTCCTATTTCTAGCACTGATGGTCTTTATGTAGAAACTGGATTCTTAACTTTAGTAATAGGTAATAATTTTGCATCACACTTTGTTGGTGAATGGTTTAGACCAATGCTTATTCATATACGTTTAATTAGAAATTCAGCAACGGTATTAGTAAACGGAGAAGAAGTTTTATCCTTAGCACTGGTCACTGAAGACTTGACTTTACCTTTACCAGAACTTAACTCAGAGTCACAAGACTGGCTTGGATTTTATGCATATGAAGATGTAACTCCTATTGAAATTGATTGCGTAGCCATTTATCCATATCAGGTTCCAACTACAGTTGCTAAACGTAGGTGGGTTTATGGACAGGCAGTATTGTCTCCAGAAGGTATTAACTCAGCATACGGCGGAACTTCAGCATTTATTGATTACCCATTTGCTGATTATACTGCTAACTATAACTACCCTGATTTTGCTGAATGGCAACAGGGATCTTTCGATAACTTGACAACAACAGACACTACAATTACAACTCCAAACTATCAACTACCAGAAATATTTTTAGATACTAAAACCTTACAAGAGTTATACGATGATTGTCAGGTAGTTCAAGTAGGCTATGACGAATCAACAGATCCATCATACAAGTTTATTACCTTTAGACCAAACAACTCTTGGAGTTCAGAGCAATGCTATTTTAACTTTCCTAGTTTTAATGTTTTAAATAATGAGGTTAGGGCTGTCTATGGTGTCTTTAGTACAACAGACCTAGACCCTCAGTCTGGACCAACAATACAGGGTCAAACATTAATAAAAATTTACAACTCTTTAACTGGCGATTATTTTATTATTACACAAGAAGAAGATGTAGTTAAGTATGTATTAAACTATAATGGCGTAGATCAGATTTTATACACCACCCCGTCTATTGAGTCTAATCAATTTTTCTCTGTTGGTATAAATCTTCAAACAATTACCAATGCTTTTGGTGAAAACGTATCAGCATTTTTTGGTAATCAAAATGGTTTAAAGATTTATGTAGGAGGAGATGAAGAAGCATTAGAAACTTTTACAGGCAGAATTTATTCTTTTGGTTTGTCAACTGAAACAAACTTTGTAGACATTGAGTCTTACTTTGATGAGGAAGGCATTGCAATCTTTGATGACATGTCTGAAAGTGGAGTAACTGAAGAAGAAAATGCTATAGCATTAATAGAACATACCGCCAGTTACACCTTGCTACCAACAGAGGCATATAATAAATTTTTCTTAGATATTGGTGTTTCAGGATATTGGCAAGACTATCTTCCTCTATCATACTTTGCTCAATTTGTGGCGAATGATGTTGGCAATCAATTCTACGATTTAGATTTTTTACAATTTAATATTGGATACCCTGCCCCATCAGAGTCTATTGAAAATGAAACGGTATCAGAGAGTTGGACCTACGGAGACTTACAAGATGATTATGCTAGTCCTACCCAAAGAACCTACGCTCAACTAGACAACTTTTTGTTTACTGGCTATAGAAACTATGCTGACTTAGCACAAAAATCTATTAAGGCTTATGAGTATGATACGGAAGGAGCATCTATAAGAAGTTACATTACCTTTCAGTATATTGCTTTAGGAGCAAACTCCCCTCAAAGTACTTTTACAACTACTGTAAATCCTACATCTAAGCGAATAATTGATATGAATGACTATCCTGCTTGGCTTAATACTAAGTTTGAGGTAGTTGACAATACCCTGATTTATCCAACAAACACAGAGGACTTTAATGACTTGGCAATTGTTTATCATCTTGAATTTAATATTAGAAATATTTTAACAAAGCCAATTGCATTAAGACGATTAGAGTTAGCCTCTCAAGCATTTAACAACAACTCTTTCAATGCCGTTGGAACAAGGTTTGGCGTTAATATGTTTCCATATACAAGATCTGGTTTGTACTATGACTATAAGGCTAAAAACCCATTCAGTATTTATAAAGGAAGCACGCCATACTTATACCTAAATAGAAAAACGGGTATTGAAATAAGAGGAGACTTTGCATCAGAAGTAAATCGTGGTATAGCCATTCCAATTAATGAAAGTGCTGCCAACCCATACAAGATAAGCGCTGCACAAATCTGGATGAGATACGATGAAGACTTTTTCCCAAACACGCCAACAGAGTTATTTGAGATTAGGCACAAGGCTGACACCATAAAGTTCTACATGGTAGCAGACAGCGAGACGGGTGCAAGAGGAAGAATCTTTGCTCGTAATCAATCAACAGGTCAAGATTTTAATGGTTTGTCATATTTCTGGAACGGTAACCTTGTTAGAGAACCAGTTTTAACTAAAAAAGAGTGGGGAGTCCTTGGTCTTGCTTTTTCTACTGCCTTAAACTTTGATTCTTTCCTTGGAGCAATTAATTTGACTGGTCCAATGATATTTAATAATATCGCCTACTATCAGGCTAACAACTTACAGCAAGTTCAAAGTACGTTAAAAAGACCTTGGCTTAAAGTAAAAACTGATGGAGTCACTAACTTCAACTGGGAGTTTTGGTTAAATAGTTTTACTTGGGAAGGCGTCCTTGTTATTTCTGCATCAGATGTTTACGGCATAAGTCCTGCAGATATCTACAAAACCTACGTGGGAACTAATAAGATTATCATTGATGATGATGAGGGTATGATTTTTGATGCTGAAAAGATAAAGATTTATAATAACACTGTTTGGCAGACCACTGTTCAAATTCCAGTATAATATGCTATACTGATGGTTATGGATAATGAAATTCTTAAAAAAGTTGGTAATGTCCGTCGCAAAGTAATTGAAAAAGACTACGACTGGGGTCTTTATGTATACCAAAAATCAAATGGTTCATGGTTTACTGACGGTAGTGGTAGCGTTTTAAACATACCATCAAATCGTGGAGACATTTCAAAAATTTCAGAGTTAAAGAAAGCCGCATTACATTATGGTGATGATGGTGAAGGTAAGGTAGTTTTTGTTCCTGGATTAACTAGAATTAGCGAGGAAGAACATTCTGAACAATTAGATAGAATGAAGAATGGTTTAATTCCTTCCATGAATGATCATGGTGCTTGGGTAGCAGCACGACAAACCTATGATAAGTATGGTAGCAATGAGTGATGATTTTGTAAGAGTTTCATTAAATACGCAAGACGAAGAAGAGAATGCTTTTGCCAAACAAGATCCTTTTAATAAATCTTGGGATGACTTAAAAGATTTAACTGGTTTAAATCAAAACTTTCGTAGAAAAACTTCAAGAAACGTAACAAAGGCAATGGTGTATGCCACAAACGAATATTTAGATTCTGCTAACGCTAGCCCTTCAGGAGTAGATGCGGGATCAAAAGCAATTAATCCTGGCACGGTATACAGAAATGGTTACGGACTATTTGATGTAATTACCCCTCCGTATAACATGTACGAACTAGCAAATTTCTATGACACATCATTTGCTAATCATGCTGCTATTGACGCTAAGGTAGAAAACGTAGTTGGTCTTGGCTACCGTTTTGATATTGCAGATAGAACGATGCTAAGGTTTGAAATGAATGAAGATCAAGCAGCGGTTAATCGTGCTCGTAATAGAATTGAAAGAATGAAGTTTGAATTAAAAGATTGGCTAGAGGGTCTTAATGATGATGATTCTTTTACTAAGACAATGGAAAAGTTTTACACAGATGTTCAAGCAACTGGTAATGGCTTCCTTGAAATTGGCAGAACAGTAACTGGAGACATTGGCTATGTTGGTCATATCCCAGCAACAACTATGCGTGTGCGTCGCCTACATGATGGCTTTGTTCAAATCATTGGAAACTCAGTCGTTTACTTTAGAAATTTTGGGGCTAAGAATCCAAACCCAATGACAAATGATGCACGTCCAAATGAGATTATTCATTACAAAGAATACTCTCCTCTTAATACATTCTATGGTATTCCAGATATTATTGCTGCTATGCCATCACTTATTGGAGATCAATTAGCGTCACAATACAATATTGATTACTTTGAAAACAAGGCTGTTCCTAGATATATCGTAACCTTAAAAGGTGCAAAACTATCTTCTGATGGTGAAGACAAGATGTTTAGGTTTTTACAGACTGGGCTTAAATCTCAATCTCACAGAACCCTATATATCCCACTTCCTGGAGACACTGAAAATAACAAGGTTGAATTTAAAATGGAGCCAATCGAAAACGGTATTCAAGAAGGCTCATTTAAAGAGTATCGTAAACAAAACCGTGACGATATCCTTATTGCTCATCAGGTGCCAATTTCTAAACTTGGCGGTGCTGATTCAGGTATTGCAGCAGCCTTATCACAGGATCGTACCTTTAAAGAGCAGGTATCTCGTCCAGCACAAAAACACCTTGAGAAGGTTGTTAACAAACTTATTCGTGAAAAAACAGATATTCTTGAACTTAAGTTTAACGAACTAACTCTTACTGACGAAATTGCTCAATCTCAAATTCTTGAACGCTATGTAAAAACACAGGTAATGACTCCAAATGAGGCTCGTGAAAAGTTAGATTTGCCACAAAGAGCAGATGGCGATGACCCATTTGTAATGTCTCCAAGACAGGCAACCGATGCTAGAGCAAACTTAGCGGGTAACAGAGAAAGAGATAGAGAACGAACAAATAACAACTCAGATTCTCCAACTACCATATCTGGTCGTAATGCACAGGGTGAAGGTAGATCGTCTCAATAATTGAGATATACGTAAAAATGTTTGGTATAATGGTAACGATATGTTAATAAATAAAGCACACTGGGAGACAAGTGGCGACAGTGTTCGTCTATCAATGCCTATTGGCAAGGTAGATATTGAACGTCGTATAGTTTCTGGTTTTGCTACCCTTGATAACGTTGACAGACAAGGTGATATTGTAACTACAGAGTCAAGCCTACAAGCATTTAAGAGTTTTCGTGGTAACCTACGTGAAATGCATCAGCCAAGTGCTGTTGGAAAGATTGTATCATTTAAAGAGGATCGCTATTTTGATCCATCAACAAAGAAATTTTATAGCGGAGTCTACGTATCTGCTTATGTATCTAAAGGCGCACAAGACGCTTGGGAAAAGATTTTAGACGGAACATATACTGGTTTTTCAATTGGCGGTAACATTAAAAATTGGGATGATGCATTCAATAAAGATTTAGATAAAAACATTCGTATTATTAAAGAATATGACTTACACGAGTTGTCTTTGGTTGATAATCCAGCAAACCAATTTGCAAACATTGTATCTGTTCAAAAAGTAAATGGACAAAATATTGTTAGTGGATATTTATCAAAGGCAGAAATAGAAAATGTTTTTTGGGATTCAGAATCAGGCATTGTAATGGTTTCAGAATCTGAAAGTGAAAATAGCCCTACATCTGGTAAAACAATGCAAAACATTGGTTTTATTGAGAAGGGTGACAAAGATAATATAGAAATGATAAAGTTCTTAGTTGATAGTGCTAAAGGCATTAGTACAATTAAGATTACAAAGGAGGTTAGTCCTATGACTGAAGCAACAGATGCAGTAGTTGAAACTGCAGTTGAAGAAGTACAGGTCGCTCCAGAGGCACAGCCAGCAGAGGTTGTTGCAGAAGCAACTCAAGAAGTAGTTGCAGAAGCAGAAAAAATTGTTGCAGAAGCAACAGACATCCCTGCAGTCGATGAGGTAGCACCAGCAGTTGAAGAACTTGCTATTGCTAAATCAGAAGACGGTAGTGCAGATTCTTCCGTTGAAAAAACAGAAGAGGGAGAGGTAGCAGCAGTAGAAACTGTTGTTGAAAAATCTAACGAAGCAATTGTTGAGGCAGTTGCAGAAATTAAGAACTCTCTTACAAATGCCTTTGGCGATTTAGCAACAACCGTTAAGTCTCTTCATGAGCAGGTAGTTGCATTAAGCAAGTCTCTTGACAATGTATCAGGTGAGGTTAAAACCGTATCTGCAGAAGTAAACAATGTTAAGGGAGTTTTTAATGAGTTTGGTAAGCGTGTAGATCTTGTAGAGCAAGACACCGCTTTCCGCAAGTCTGGCGATCTAGGCGAGATCG